TGGGGTTTGGGTGAGAGCCGTAGAACTCACAACCTTCAACAATCATTATGTTAAAGATCTTCTCATTACTGAAAACCATTCATCTGCCAAATGTAATAGGCACGGGTAATACCTACTTCCAACTCCTAACCATCCTATCTAATTTTATATCTGATCTTTAAAAATCGTCCAAGCGCCACGAACAGGACAAATTATTTACGTGACAGCGTTATATAAAACCTTCAAATCCTAATATCCCGACAGTTACCTGTCATTCTATTATAGTGAACTGGCCTTATTTCTGCTAAAATTATCGTGTATTTCGTTTAAATAGTGTATATCATTATATGTAATGTTAATTTTAAACGGAGGAAGTCATGATAGAATCAGAAATGAACACAAAAGCAACAGCTAAGTTGCAAGAAGAAATTGAAAAAGAATTGGCCGCAAACATACCAGATCCCCCACAAGGGGCGGCAGCAGCTCTAGGACCAGAGGAATTACAACAGGATGATGAAAACGATGAAGATACCCAAGGGGATGGATGAGCAAAAAGTTATTGATACTATATTAAAGATATCTAAAAAACTTGCGCACAAATATACGTTTGCTTCTTATGAAGTTGAAGACATAGAACAAGAGGCGTTTTTAATTGGGCTTGCGGGCCTTGAGAAATATGACCAAGGGCGGCCTCTTGAGAATTTTATGTATGTACATATCAACAATAGGTTAAAAACCTTCAAAAGAGATAATTACTACAGACTAGAACATGGGGCGGCTGAGAAAATACAAAAGTCCAAGAAAGATATTCTAGAGCCTCTTGATATACATGAGTTGTATCATATTGCGACAGGCGACACCATAAGTGAAGATGCGGAACTTTCCGAAATTCTTGAAAAAATAGATGACCAGCTTCCATCTAGTATGAGGGGCGATTATCTTAAATTAAAGAATAATGCCTCACTACCAAAAAGTAGAAAGGCTAAAGTTGTGTCTTTTATACAAGATATTATAGAAGAGGGCGAATACGATGAGTGAATTTAAAAGGGGCAGGTTCTCGTTTGACGAAATGTCTTATATCGAGCAGCACTGCGAGGTTCTTTCTCCTGAAGCCATAGCAAAAGAATTAAATCGCGACCCCGGCTCTATCGGTGATTGGATCAAGAAGAAAGTTGGCTTTTCTGCAAAGCAAAAGAAAGAGGCGGCTGTCGCCAACGAATTAAAAGAGAAGCCCTACTTCAAAGAGCTATCAAATCAATTTACGCCAGAAGAGTTAGAGATGTTTCAGTTCCATTTCAAAAAAATGTGGAGCCAGTTCAAAGACGATGTGTTTCACACAGAGGAAATGCAAATAATTGATACAATCAAGCTTGAGCTATTGATGAACAGGATTCTAAAGTCTCAACATGAGAATCAACAAGATATTATAGCAAATGAAAGAATTGTTCAGAACGAAAAGGCGCGGGACAGAGATCAGCGCGATGTTGATCTAATTATGAATATAGAGCGCCAGATTGCGATCCTAAGAGCTTCACAAGAGACCCTCAGTAAAGACTACAAGGATCTGCAAGCGCGCAAGGCTACGATGCTGAAGGATCTTAAAGGCACAAGAGAGCAACGAGTAAAGGCTATTGAAGACTCTAAGTTTACATTCGCATCACTTGTGAAAAAATTAGCTACAGACCCTCAGTATCGAAATGAGATAGGGGTGGAGATGGAAAAAATGAGACTCGCTACGGAGCGAGAGAAAGAACGACTTTCTGATTATGTACAATATGAAGACGGTATTGTGGACCAGCCGTTTTTAACACCGGAAACACTAAAGGAAGAAGAATGAAGGCTATTATATTTGGAATTACAGGACAAGACGGAAGCTATCTCGCAGAACTACTACTAGAAAAAGGGTATGAAGTAGTTGGTATAACGAGAAGAGTTAGCGTATCGACATTAAATCGAATTAATCACATTCTGCCCAAAATTAAGATCGTCGAAGGCGATATTACGGATGCTTTTAGCGTTAGCAATGTAATCAAAGAAGAGGCTCCTGATGAGATTTACAATCTCGCTGCTCAATCGCACGTTGGAACGAGTTTTAAGCAACCAAGCTTGACTTGGGACGTAACTGCTGGTGGAGTGCTGAATATTCTAGAGGCAATAAGATATTCGGGCAGAAAAGACGACATTAAGTTTTATCAGGCCAGTTCTAGCGAAATGTTTGGTAAGAATTATAATCTGCGAGAAGGTCTTGCTGAGATGATTAAATATCAGGATGAAAAGACACCCTTCATGCCGCAGAGTCCATATGCTATAGCAAAATTAGCGGCTCATCACCTTGTGCGTAATTATCGTGATAGTTATGGGATTTTTGCTTGTAGTGGGATTTTGTTTAACCATGAAAGCGAAAGGCGGGGCGAAAAGTTCGTAACAAGAAAGATTACCAAGTGGATTGGCGAGCTTGTGGCTTCTGGTATGGATACAGAGTTTCCTGCACTGCGATTGGGTAATCTAGACGCAAAACGGGACTGGGGCCATGCAGAGGATTATGTGCGGGGTATGTGGGAAATGGTACAGCACGAAACACCAAATGATTATGTGGTGGCGACGGGAGAGACTTATTCAGTTAGAGAGTTTCTAGATATAGCTTTCAAGCATATAGGAATTGATGATTGGAACGATTTTGTGGTAATTGACCCAGAATTTTACCGTCCAGCAGAAGTAGACTATTTATTGGGAATACCAGCAAAAGCAAAGCGTGTATTGGGCTGGGAACCCCAAATTTCATTTGAACAACTTGTAGAAAGAATGGTAGATAGCGATGTCGAAGAGGCGAGACTACAACGACCCGATTTACAAAGACTTTAGGCTAAAAGTCCTTAAAAGAGACAAATATACTTGTCAAATGTGTAAAAAGAAAGGGAAGCGAGCCAGATTAAACGTTCATCATATAATGAAATGGTCTTCGGCAGCTTCTCTTAGGTACGACATTGACAACGGTATAACCCTATGTAGTAGTTGTCACAAATCAGTAACAGGAAAAGAGTCCCACTACGTTTCATATTTTTCGCAACTTATTAACAGAAAGAAAAACTAATGTTCAAAAAAGAAGACGCTGCAAAAAGCGAGCAAGTAAAAAAAGAAGTCGCCTCAGAAATTTTTATAGAAGTTCCAAAGCCGGAACCTGTTAAAGAACAGCCCGCCGTTCAATCGGGCCTAAGTTCGGATTCTATTGTTGCGGAAATTTCCAGACTTCCCAACCAATCAGCCGTTTTTGAGTCTTGCGATATAAATACGTGGAATGAAGTATATATTGCCTTGGGTAAACTAAAGCTTCATACTAGGGCTAAATGGGACGAGGTTTCTAAGGTTTTGACATATAGATAATGATACCAAAATATAAAGTAATAAAAGATACAAGAGAGCAAGACGGGTGGTTTTTCTCTCCTTATGATAAGTGTTCTGGCATGGATGTTGGAACGCTTAATACTGGAGACTACACGCTTGAAGGATTTGAGGATGTTGTTTGTATAGAAAGAAAAGCTTCTGTATCAGAGATTGCTATGAATCTAGGAAAGAAGAAAAACACATTCTATAAAGAAATGGACAGAATGAGAGATTTTCATTTTCGTTATATTCTTTTAGAGTTTTCCGCTTCTGATCTTATAGATTACCCTATTAGTCTTTTGAAGTCAGATGAAGATAAAGATCTTTATACGAGATACAAGAATAAAGAAATATCGCTTCCTAAATTTAAAAGATTTCAGGTTGTAGAACAAACAAAAATAACAGGAAGATACTTATTAAAAGCGCTTATGGAAATATCTATACATTATGATGTAAATATAATGTTTTGTGACAATAAACATAATGCGTTCATGATATGTAACAGTATCTTTAAAAGACTGAACGAGTCGTTCCACAAGGAGCAGTAATGTCAAATATAAGAGATAGCATTGGAGAAATCCATAATTACGGAATTGACGTTAAGAATAGGGAGATCTATTTACATTCCGCTAAAGATGGAGGAGAAGATGATCCCGGTGTAGATTACCGGATGGCTATAAATTTTGTAAAAAACATAAGACATCTAGACTCGTTAAATAACGAAGAAATAAGAATAAACATGCAAAGTATTGGCGGGTCTTGGGCCGCAGGAACCTCTATATACGATGCTATCGCTTCTTGCAAGTCTTACGTCACTATTGTCGTATATGGACAGGCTGAGTCTATGAGTGGTATAATACTACAGTCGGCTGACAATAGGCTAATGTCACCAAGTTCTCATTTTATGGCGCACTTCGGATCTACAGACTGTAGCGGAGACTACCAAAGCTCTCAAAATTGGGCAGAGCTTGATAAATATAACCTAGAACTAATGTTGAATACATTTACCGCAAAGTGTCAAAATGGAAAATTTTTCCAAGAAAGAGACTATAATGCATCCCAGACAAAATCTTACATAAAAAGAAAAATGAAAAACGGAGATTGGTACTTATCTTCCCAAGACGCTGTTTACTATGGTTTCGCAGATGGAATTTATGAAAATGGATAAATCTCAACAATATCAGCAACAATTAGATGATGCTTGGCTAGGTATAGACGTTGATGAGTCAAAAATTTTCAACCCTATGGATTTTATAATGGAGGGTGCTGATAAAGACCAGCTTCTAGAAAGAATAGCTTGGCTAATGATGCGCCCGGAATATTTTTCCTTCGCTTCTAAATATGTACTAAATATTGATCTAGCTCCGATGCAGTCACTTTTGCTACATGAAATGTGGAATAGAAAATTCCCTATGCTTATAGGCACTAGAGGTATGGGTAAATCTTTCATACTTTCTGTTTACCCTCTTCTTCGCGCTCTATTTATGCCTAGAAGAAAAATTATTGTTGTTGGTGCTGCTTTCCGTCAATCCAAAGTTTTATTTGAATACATGGACACCATATGGAAGAATGCTCCTGTTTTAAGGGATCTGTGCGGCGCGAACAGCGGTCCTAGAAGGGATGTTGATAGATGTGTTATGCACATTAACCAAAGCACTATAACGTGCCTCCCGCTTGGTGATGGAAGCAAGATCAGAGGTCAACGTGCTAACGATATCATCGCTGACGAATTTGCATCTATACCTAGAGACATATTTGAAAATGTTGTGGCTGGTTTCGCTGCTGTTGCTGCTTCCCCTATAGAAAAAGTTAAAGAAAGAGCAAAAAAGAAAAAAGCAAAAGAACTAGGCGTTACTATAGAAGAAGATGTAAATACTCCTCAAGACAAATCAAACCAAATAATATTAAGCGGAACGGCTTACTATGATTTTAACCATTTTGCAGATTATTGGAAAAGGTATAGGGCTATAGTAAATAGCGGTGGTCAAACTTCAAAACTAGAAGAAGTGTTCAATGGCGAAGTTCCTCAAGATTTTGATTGGAGAGAGTATTCCGTGATGAGAATACCTGTAAACAGGCTTCCAGATGGTTTTATGGATGCTGGTCAGGTGGGTAGGGCTAAGGCTACTATACACTCTGGTATATATAACATGGAATACGGCGCCTGCTTTACCACAGATAGTCAGGGTTTCTTTAAGCGTAGCTTGATAGAGTCTTGCTGTACTTCTCCCACAAAGCCTATCAGTTTTGCTTCTGGTGAAGTTTCATTCGAGACAATGCTAAAAGGAAATCCTAAGAAAAAGTATGTGTTCGGAGTTGACCCCGCTTCTGAGGTTGACAACTTTAGTATAGTTGTTATAGAGATGAATGAAGATCACAGAAGGATCGTACACTGTTGGACAACAAACAGAAAGCAACACAAGGATAAGCTTAAATCTAAGATAGTTGATGAAGACGATTTTTACTCGTACTGTGCCAAAAAGATACGAGATCTAATGAAGGTGTTTCCTTGCGCCGAGATAGCGTTAGACGCTCAAGGTGGTGGTATAGCCGTTATGGAGGCTTTACAGGACAGAGACAAGATCAGAGAAGGCGAGGTCGCGATATATCCTACGATAGAAGAAAAAGAGAAAGATACTGATCACAAGGCTGGTCTACATATATTGAAACTATGTCAGTTTGCAAAAGCTACATGGTTAGCAGAAGCAAATCATGGACTTAGAAAAGACTTTGAAGACAGAATTGTTTTATTTCCATATTTCGACTCCGTTAGTATTGGTCTTTCTATTGAAGACGATAAAATTGCCAATAGAAAGTATGACACGCTTGAAGACTGTGTTATGGAAATAGAAGAGCTTAAAGATGAATTATCTATGATTATTATGACACAGACATCTACGGGTAGAGAAAAGTGGGATACTCCCGAAGTTAAAGTGGCAGCGGGAAAAAAGAATAGATTGCGAAAGGATAGATACTCTTCATTAATTATGGCGAATATGTCTGCGAGAATGCTATCTATAGAAAAAGACGTTATAGAGTACGGCGCTATCGGAGGATTTGCCCAAGAAGACAATGACGCTAAATATAATTCAGAGAAGATGTACTACGGACCTTCTTGGTTTTCTGATAAAGTGCAGGATATCTATTAATTTGTGTATAGTTTATTGTCAATCATATTAACAATACTATTACATGAGGATTAATACTAATGTCAAAAGATTCGCCACTTTATCTCACTTGGGACAATGCCAGCGACATGCAGAAGGCATACTCTCAGACCAACGATAATGTTCAGGCTTATGACGGTATTCAAAAGTCTTCTGCGTACACTAGAAAGACGAGTTTTGTAGATATAGAGCCTAGTCGCTCAGTAAGATCTTCTTTTCTTAGATCTGACTATGATGCATTTAGACCCGGAGAGTCTGTATCTAATCGCCAGAAAAGAATAATTAAGCAGTGTATGCAGGCATATGATAAGGTTGGCATAATTAGAAATGTTATCGACCTCATGAGTGATTTTGCTTCACAGGGTCTTGTCTTGGTTCACCCAAACAAAACTATTGAAAAGTTTTATAGAAAATGGTGGCAGGAAGTTGGTGGTGTAGATAGATCGGAAAGATTTCTAAACTACCTTTATAGGTGCGGTAATGTTGTTAGTAGAAGACATACAGCAAAGATAAATAAACAACAAGAAAAAAATCTTAGAAACTCTATAGCGGCTGACATGAAGATAGAGACGTTAAAAGTTAACAAAAGGGAGATACCTTGGTCTTACGATTTTTTAAATCCTTTAGCAGTAGATATTAAAAACACTGGCTCCGCAATAGTAGGTAAACCAGAATTTGTTCTTAATCTATCAAAAAATAGTTACGAGGCTTTAGTTAAAACTGACAATAGCCCAAATACAATCTTCAAAACCCTTCCCTCGGATATCCAGAGAAGATTGCAAAACGGAGAAAGGAAAATACCTCTAGATCCTGATAATGTTCAGATGCATTACTACAAAAAGGATGATTGGCTTCTTTGGGCGAATCCGATGATTTATGCCATATTGGATGATATCATCATGTTGGAAAAAATGAAACTTGCAGATATTGCAGCCCTAGACGGTGCTATATCAAATGTTAGACTTTGGACAGTCGGTGATCTTGATCATAAAATTATTCCTACTAAGGCGGCAATTAACAAGCTAAGAGATATCCTTGCTAGTAATGTCGGTGGCGGTACGATGGATTTAGTCTGGGGTCCAGAGCTTAAATTCACCGAAAGTCAGTCTCAAGTATATAGATTCTTAGGTGCTGAAAAATATCAGCCTGTTTTAACCAGTATCTATGCAGGCTTAGGTATTCCTCCAACCTTGACAGGCGCTAGTAGTAGCGGTGGATACACCAATAATTATGTATCTCTAAAGACATTGATTGAAAGACTTGAATACGGAAGAGAAGTTCTATCTAATTTCTGGAGACATGAAATTAAGCTTGTACAAAAGGCTATGGGCTTTAAGTTTCCCGCTGAAATACACTTTGATTCTATAGTGCTTTCTGATGAAGCTGCTCAGAAAAAGCTTCTTATGGATCTTGCAGACAGGGATATTATATCTCAGGAAACGCTTCTTGAGAGATTTAGAGAAATACCAAGTATCGAGAGAGTTAGAGTTAGAAGGGAAGAAAGAGAAAGGACTAATGATGTCGCCGCTCCTAAAAAAGCTAGTCCATACCACAATCCCCAGCACAAGAATGATGTAGCTAAAATTGCTATGACAAAAGATGTTCTGGATAATGGAGAATATCTTGAGAGTCTAGGACTTCCCCCTGTTTCTATAGAAGAGCAGGTAAAGGAAGAAGTTAAAAAACCTGCCGTTGATAACAAAAATACTGAGCCTGTCAATGAAAATGGAAGACCAAAGTTTTCTAAAGATGGTCAAAAAAGAAAAGAGAAAAGAGTATTACCAAGAAGTTCTGATGCCACAGCTAAAACGCTTTGGGCTATGGAAGCTCAGGCAAAGATATCTGAAATAGTATCTCCCGTGGCTTTGGCGCATTTTGATAAAAAGAATGTTAGAAGCTTAAATAAAGCAGAGGTTGACCAGCTAGAGCATCTGAAACTTTGTATACTTACCGGAATGCAGCCGTTTATGGATATTGATGAATCTATCGTAAAACAGCTAATAGACAATAAAAGTAAGCCATCTCAAGCATTTTACGATTTATCTCAGGCTAAAAAACAAGACTTTGTAAAGAGTAACAAAAGAGATCCCAATACTTCTGAAATGAGATTTATATACTCCGCTACGTTTGGCGAAATGTCAAATTTTTAGCAATAAATTCTATTATTTAAAAATTTTGTGTATAAGTTTTCGGAGGTATTTTTATGGAAATTTACAAAGCAGAAATAGAAGATGGTCTAGGCGACCTTTTGTCATCTACAAATAGCGTAGCTTATTGTGGTGTTGCAAAGTGTTTTAGCCCATCTACAGAGCAGCAGGAATCTATGAAGTTAATCGCTTCTGAAGCTTCTGAAAATAAAGATCAAATAGATTTGTTCTACTTAGAGTCTGTACTAGTTAGTACTGGCTGGAATAAGAATGATGATGTTTTTGATCCTCAAGAAACATTCGCTGCTAGAACGACACCCGAAGATAAGCCTTTCAATTTCATGCATGATGAAAAAGATATTATAGGTCATATAACTGGTAATCGTGTTGTTGATTTTGCTGGCAACTCCATAGCTGAAGAGCAAGATACCCCTTCAGAATTTAATATATTAACTACTGCTGTCATTTATAAAGAATGGAGCGATGTAGACCAAAGACAAAGAATACAGAAAATACTAGCTGAAATCGAAGAAGGCAAATGGTTTGTTTCTATGGAATGCCTATTTCCTAATTTTGATTATGCTTTAGTAGATAAGGAAGGCGGGACTAGAGTCGTACCTAGAGAAGAAAGTTCGGCGTTTCTTACTAAACACCTAAGATCTTATGGTGGAAGTGGAAAGTACGAAGACTACAGAGTTGGCAGACTTCTGAGAAACTTATCGTTCTCTGGTAAAGGCTTAGTTTCAAAACCTGCTAATCCTCGTAGTGTAATATTGGAAGGAAATAGATTTTTCGATGAATCTGAGGCACAAATTTTAACTATATCTTCAACTAAGGAGAATGATATGTCAGATCTAGATAAGCAAATTGACGATTTGCGCACTGAATTAGCAGAAGCTAAAACTGCTAATGAAGTTTTGAAAGAGAAAGTAGTCGCAGAGCAACAAGCAGAATTTGAGTCAAAGATTCAAGTGCTTGAAGCTACTATCGCAGAGCAGGCGGAAGCCATTAAAAGCAAAGAAGAAGCGATTAAAGATAAAGAAAAGGCCATCAAAGAAAAAGATGAAGCTATTTCAAAAGCTGGCGACGATATGAAAGAGAAGATGGAAGAGCTTCGCAAGATGAAAAAGAAAGA